CTCTTAGCAAATAAAGATCCTAAGCTACTCGAGGATCTACACCGTGCTCACGAGGGTAGAATTGAAGCCGCCACGAACGATCCGGTTCGCTACGGCTTTGACTTAGATGGCTGGGGCAGGATCCGGAACGGACTAAACGAATACAACGAGGTCCTTACCCTAGGGGGTAACAGATCCGGGAAGACTACCGGGTGTGCAAAGATAATTATGCAGGCTGTCATGGAGAACATGAACGGTCACATAGTTTGTTTCTCACAGAATGCCGATACATCCGTCAAGGTTCAGCAAGCCGCCATGTGGGAGATGATGCCCAAGGAGTTCCGGAAAAAGACTAAGAGCACGGAGGGATACATTAACTTCTCTATGCAAAATGGATTCACCGGAAGCTCGTTTATCTTTCCGGATACCCGGACCCGGGTTGACTTCAAGACTTACACACAGTTCTCAAATAACCAAACCATCCTAGAGGGTATGCAATTCGGGTTCCCTTCTAAGCCAGACAACCTAAACATGGGGGCATGGCTGGACGAATACCTCGGTGATGCGGCTTTGGTTAACACACTTCGTTTCCGTTTAGCTACATTTAATTCAAAGATGATACTGGGGTTTACCCCTATTGATGGGTTCACACCTTTCATTAGCGAGTATTGCACCAATGCAGAAACACTAGAGACTCGTGAAGCGAGTCTATTAAAGAACCGCCAGCTACCAATCCGGCAGTATAGTCCTAACCGGGATGCCGGCATCGTTTATCTGCACTCAGATGAAAATCCATTCGGGGGTTACAAACGTCTAAGCAAAGATCTCAAGGGTCGCCCAGAGGAGGAGATCCTAGTTCGTGCTTACGGTGTACCGGTGAAGTCAATGACATCACTGCTACCCCTGTTCTCGACTGAGGTAAATGTTCTTGGTGACATTCCAAACAAATACGGAATGAAGTTCCCGGACATCAATGACGATGACTACACGATTTATATGGTAATGGATCCGGCAGGTGCCCGGAACAGTGTAGCTATCTGGGCGGCAGTTAACGAAGCCGGGGAGATATACATCTTCGATGAGTTCCCGGACCGGGATGCATACGGGGAGTGGGCAATGTTCGGGGATCCAAAATGGAAACGTGGACCAGCATCAAAGAAAATAGGCTACGATGTGCAGGGATACACTGATTTATTCCTAGGAATAGAGGAATCACACGGGGTAGAAGTCTTTGAAAGGATAGGGGATTCACGTTATTTTGCCCGGGAAAACGAGAATAATGACGACTTATTTACTACATTCTACGATCATGGCTTGGTCTTTGTTCCATCAGATGGAAGGACACAGGACATGGGCATCAGTGCACTGGACGACTGGTTCAGTTATAATCCTAATGCCACTATCGATGAAATGAATAAACCTCGTTGCTACATTCACGAACGATGCGGCAACTTGATTGACAGTTTAATTAACTACAATGCTAACGGAAAAGCTGACGAACCGCTAAAGGATTTCTTTGACGTGATTCGTTATCTACGTATGGCGAACCGGGGCGAAGGTCCTGACCATGTTACCAACAAGGACATGAAGGTAATACAAAAAACAACAGGAGGATATTAAATGGCTAAGACAAAAGCAACAGCACTAGCAGAAGAACTAGAGGTAGATTTTTTAACTATCTCTACTATCATTGAGGATAATGTTTCCGAAGATGATATTAGCGGCAAGGGGAAGAACACTTGGTTAACCGAGGATGCGGTCAGTATAGTTAAAGATAAACTAGAGGCACCGGAGCTAATTCCCAACTACTACGTTGGCAAGGTATTAACTCAAGCACCTAACCCTAACTACGTTTATGTTTATTTAAATGAACTAAATAAACGAGTTCCGGTAGTTGTGCCACGTAGGTTCAAGGGCAAACTAAATGGTAAAACAATTAAGGTAGAAGAAATCACAGACAATGCAGGATCCAGCTACAGATACATCCCAACAAGACATAACTCTTGATCCAGAATTTATAGACCAACAGGTTGACCGATTGCTATCTTGGGAGATACTACAGAGGTATTGTAACAATCAAGAAAACATACCCATGAAACCTTTAGATTTGTGTGATAAAATCGGGGTGAATAAGGGCTATGTCCATCAGGTCATCACAACCGTTAGAAAAAAACTAAATGCAGAACGAAGATATTTTTGAATCCTTAACATACGTTGGGGATGAACCAAACGTCAATGCTCTCCGCCGTGCTTACGATCAGACGGTGCTTGAGCTAGAACCATACTTTGATGTGTGTCGCACATCTTATGATGACCGCCGCAATTTCTGGAACGGTAAGTCCCGGGATCTCCGAAAGCACGGAGCAGATGCTTTTCCTTGGGAAGGTGCATCAGATATGGAGGCTCATACCATTGACGAACGTATCACACGTTTAGTATCTTTGTTTATGTCAGCACTTAGTCGTGCAAATATCCGGGCATTCCCCGTTGAGATCGGTGATATAGGACGTTCAAAGGTTGTTTCAAACTTTCTCCGTTGGATGGTTACAAGTGGTTACATTAATCGGTTCGCCGAAGAAATGGAACTAGGTGCCAATTATATGCTAGAACGAGGTTTAATGGTTACATACGTAGGCTGGAACCGGGAAGATACCCGATTTAAGCAAACCGTAACTATGGATCAGATAGGACAAACGAACCCAGAGATCTATCGCTCCATCCTTGATGGAGGTAACGATGCCGAACTCGCCGCTTTTATTGAGACTACGTTTGATGGTATCAATATTACAACAGCAAAAAAAGCTATCAAAGAACTTCGCAATACCAGCGAGACGGTTCTTCCTTTGATCCGCCGTTTAGTAGATGCACCTGAAATAAAAACACTTTCCCCTGACGGAGATTTCTTTTTTCCAAGTTATGTTACTGATCCGCAACGGGCACCCTATTGTTTTTGGCGGACATCATACACAGCCCAAGAGCTAGAGGGTAAGGTTACTACTGACGGATGGGATGCTGACTTTGTTCAGCACATCATTGAAAGGTATCGCGGATCAAGCGACAACATGGTTGATCGTGATAGCGATCAAAACCGTAGCATGATCTTTACTGATAATACTGATCAGCAAGATGAACTAATTGAAATCATCTATGGCTATCAACGTCTAGTAGATCAAGACGATGGTGCACAAGGAATCTATTGCACAGTCTTTCACAGAGAGTTCAGCGGAGATGGAGACATCCCGGGCTTTGCAAAGTTTGAATTACTTAACGGATACGAAGATTACCCAGTTGTAGTCACACGTTTATCTGAGGATAGCAAACGTATGTATGATACGATGACTTTCCCTCAGATCCTTCGTGGTATTCAAAACCAAATTAAGATCGAACGTGACTCACGTATTGACCGGAACAGCATTGCTACAATGCCACCGATCATTCACCCAGTGGGTCAGGCACCAACTGATTGGGGTCCCGGTCGTTACATTCCTTATCGTCGCAAGGGGGATATTGACTTTGCACCCACTCCGCCACCGCCCACCGGGTCCATTGAAATGGAACAAACCCAACAGGCTCAGGCTGATCGCTTGTGCGGACTGGATGAAACCAGTCAAATTAGCGGTGTTCGCAAGCAATTCTTGGTCGATAAGTTTCTTCAGCACAATGCTAAGGTCCTACGTATGGCATTTAAATGCTACCAACGGTTCGGACCTGATAGCACATTCTTCCGAGTTACCGGTGTCCCTGAGTCAGTTCAAATGGTTAAGGGAAATCCAAATGAAAACTTTGACATCATGATTAATTATGATGTATTAACTACGGATCCGGAGGCACAAGCACAAAAGTTACAAGGAATGCTTGGTATGCTTCAGTATGATCGCAATGGTCTAATGAATGTGGATAACCTACTTACAGCAATTGCATCGTCAATTGATCCGGTTCTAGCGGATGGTATACTTCAGTCACCTCAAGTTGCTCAAGACGAAATTATTCGTGGAGTAACTGATGACTTAGCTAAGATTTTTGCCGGCATTGAAATGCCAGCACGAGCTAATGGTGGTCAAACCGCAGTCCAACTTGTTCAACAATATTCACAACAACCAGACATCGCCGGTCGTCTAGAGCAAGATCAAATGTTTGCTCAACGTTTACAAAAATATGTAGGTCAGTATACATTCCAAATGCAACAAGCAGAGAATGCACAGATCGGACGTATCGGAACATCTCCGGCAGAAGTCGGCAACGTAAATACACAAAATGCAAACGAGTCCAGTTACTAACATACAAGAAGATTTAGACACACTATCTCAATACGAAGCATTTGCTCGCTTCATGGGATTTGTTTTAACAATGAGAGAAGAGTGCATCGAAGAACTGCACCTTGCTAACTCAGACAATATGCAACAGATTAGTGGTAGACTGTTGTCATATGATCAAATTTTACACATGGTTGATTATGATTCTCTAATTGAGAAGCATAGAAATTAAGTGTGATATAATAAAAACCATCGGCATCGCTCGCCGTTAAGGAGTGGGTAATTATGACAGACGAATCAAATACGGAGATCGCTGAAGCCGCAAGTTCAGTGGACAGTACAAATATCAGTGTAGCTGAGTTCGCTCAAGCTCGCTTGGGAGGAATCCCAACTGAAGAAGAAGTTGCTACTCAACAAACAGAGGAAGTAGCTCCTGAATCAGTTGAAGAGGAACCCCTAATTGTTGATGCAGAAACAGAAACGGTTGAACAAACCGGAGAAGAATCTGCTGATGATGTTCTTTCTCAGATGAATATGGACGATATGTCCGAAGACGAACTACGGGAACTAGCTGAAAAGTTAGGGAGTCGTGCCGTTGCTAGGTTTGGAGAACTGACAGCCAAACGTAAACAAGCCGAAGAAGAGCTTGCTCGTTTGAAGTCAGAGATGCAAGCCGAAGATCCTCTTAAAACAAAAAAGCCAGTCGAAGACAATCCTTTCAATGATTTGAATACAGTTGAAGAACTGCAAAGCAAGTCACAAGAAATGGATAGTGTTATTGAATGGGCAGAAGATCTTATTTTTAATAGCGATGGTTACGGACCTGAAGACGTTGTTACTGAAGCCAATGGTCAAGAGCTTACGAAAGCTCAAGTCCGCCAGACTTTACGTAATGCACGTAAAACAAAGGATACGTTCCTGCCTGATCGCCTACGTCAACTTCAAGATCAAGCTCAGTCAGTGCAATTAAAATCTGCATTTGCCGAACAAGCTAAAAAAGAATTGACGTGGATAGATGACGACAGCAATGACGTTAATCAAAAGTATCAGGCTATGCTAAAAGATCCTCGTTTGCAAAAACTTGAATCAGTGCTACCGGAAGTCTCCGCACAACTACCATACCTAATTGCTCATGCGGCAAATAGTTTGTATGCAAGGAAGCCAGTTGGATCCATGAATCCTCCTAAAAGCGGCATTCCTTCAGCATCGGTATCAGATCGTTCAACATCTAAGAAGGCTCAAAACATCAAAGCAATAAGTCAACAATTCCGTGATAGCGGAAACAAAAGTGATTTCATTCGTCTACGAACCCTTCAGTTATCTAATCAATAAACATTTAATAAAATGGCATTTTCAAATACATTCACAACATTACCGGGATCGGCTTCTTCCAATCGTGAAGACTTAACCGACATCCTGTCAGTACTTGCCCCCGAGGAAACTCCAGTTCTCTCCGGCGGTTCTCGCAAAAAAGCTACCAACGTTAACTTCGAGTGGACACTTGACAAGCTGGACGATCCAGCCGCCGCAGGTGTTGTCGAAGGTGCTGACGTTGCAACATTCACTGATGCATTCGCCGCTCGTGAACGTACTTCTAACTACGTTCAAAAGTTCCGCCGTGACTACATGGTATCAGACCTTCAAGAGGCTACTGATTCTGTCGGTCCTGCTAAACTTGCTGAGGCTGAAGCCAAGTCAATCCGTGAACTAAAACGTGACATCGAGCTTACTCTTTGTGGTGCTCAAGACAAACAAATAGGAACTGGTGCTAATGCCTATCTTACTGCTGGTCTTGGTGCTTTCATCGATGACACTCCTGCCGCTGGTTTAGTTCCTGCTGGATTTGAGACTCCCGGTTCTAGCATCTATGCTACAACTGGATTCAACGAAGCTAAGTTCAATGACTTGATCTCCAGCATCTACCGCCAAACAGGCAACGTAGATAGCTTGACTCTTGTTGCTGACACAGGTCTTCGTCGTGTAATCTCTGATTTCGCTCGTGTCGGTGGACTTCTCTCTGATTCAGTTCGTTCGGTTAACTATGACGGTGGTTCTTCCACAATCAAGTTGTCAGTTGAGCTTTACCAAAGTGACCACGGCATCGTAAGCATCATCAACGGTAACCCAGCTTGTATGCCTGCTTCGACTGGCACTACAACTACTGCTACTGGATACTTGGTTAACCCTGAGTACTACGGCATCCACGAACTGATCCCAATGGGTTCAACTCGTCTGCCTAATCAAGGTGGCGGCGAACGTGGCTACGTTGATTGTGTTCTTGGACTTGGTGTATACCATCCTCAAGCTCACGGTAAGATCACTCAGATCGACTAATTCAATCCGAAGTCTCCTTGCCCCATCTGGGGCAGGGAGCTTCTTTTTATCTACACATATGTCAGAACAAATAAGTACAGAATTAAACGAATACGTTGACAAATATTTGGTCAATGAAGTTCAAACAGAAAAAGAACGTGTTGATGTTGCCAAAGAAGAGGCACACTCCAATGTCGGGAAGACTCACCCGGTGCTTGGTAAATGCATTGCAACTATACCTGCTCGTGAATACTTTCGATTGGTTCAACAATACGGAACCGAAGAAGTGCACAGCAAAGAATTTTTAAAGTTTTTCCAAAAGGAAATGCCTGAGCTTGCTCCCAATAAAATCTAATGGCTAAAAGTTATTCAGATCTATTTCAACTAGTCCGGTCCTTAGCCGGTGTTAATGCATTTACTCCAAGCGAAGAAGATGACATACTACGTTTAGCTAACCGCAGGTTGTATGAGGCTTACAGTGCTTCTCAGATGTGGACACCTTACATTATCGTAGGGGAAGAGAGAACCATATCAAGTGACCAAGTTGTTCCGTTTGCACAAACAAGTCCACTCAAAGATACTATATCTGAGTTTCAACGTATTCATCGCGACCAGCCGTTTCTTAATTCAGGAAGTCTGGAGTATAACTTTTATGTTGATGCGAACGGTGCTCACGTAATGAATTTAGGTAGCACAACTAACAGTTCAGTTTATGTAACATACAAAAAACAATTTGTTGATTTTACAAAAACCTCAACAGATATTCCCGAGGAATTTTTCTACTTCGCCGCTCATGCTACTTATGCTGACTTCCTCCGCATGGACGGACAGACCAGTAAAGCAATGGACGAAGAAAATAAAGCAACATCTTACCTAGCAACCGAGCTAGAGAAGCTCGATATAATCTCAAACAATAATACAATTCGACGTAAGTTTACTACTTACGTTTCAACACAATCAAGATAATGGCTAATTCATTCGTTACAAATCTATACCTAAGCCCAACACAAGGTGCCAGTGCCCAACGTTTATCCGT